GATCTGGAAGCGCTTGGCAACTGGGGTTTGACCAGCCTGTTCTGAGGATGCGCCGGGATAGGGCACGATTTCCCAGTTAAGGCGGTAGGGCGTGCCGTTCGGCAAGCCGTTGTACACGCCAAAAACTGCGCGATTAGTCAAGGAATAAGCATGGCTAAACCCTGTGCTTTCCAGGCCGCTAAATGTGTGGTTTCTAAATGCGTTGTCGCGTTCGCCTTCGCCAATCCAGAAATCTCCATAGCGGCGATGGAGTCCCAGAAGCCTGCTTTGCCCCGTTGTATTTTTGTTACCTTCAAATGTTGCCGGTCGATAGTCAGAGCTATTCGGTACTGGCTCACCGCCGGAGTAGTAATACCAGCGGAAGTCAGATTCCTGGAGTGCATCAAGAGGAGCTTGGCCGATGTAGATACCAGCGCGGTCTTCGTTGCGGGCTGCTTCTGTGTCGTATGGCCCTCTGGATACAGGAGACTGCCCCAGCAAAAAGACCAAGTCGACGGACTGGTAGCTGCCGTGGGAGTACATGCGGCTCCACACCAGCTTGGGGGCGACCATGATGCCGCCGACGTAGGAAAAGTCGCTGCGGCTGGGAGGGAGCTGAACGTATTTTTGCCTGGCGAAGACAATGGGAATCGTTTCGCCGTAGCGGCTTAGTTCTTGGCTGGCCTGGAAGCCGTATGTCGGGGCGAAGCGGTCACGGCCGACGATGCTATCTAGTTGCCGGTTTTCAATCCCTTTGGGCGCCGATGGCGGTCTGGGCGCCAGCAGCAGCGAAAGGCCTTGGGAAACAACGCCGAGGACCAGTGAAATAATCGCAACAGTTAAAGCATCGTTTTGTACGTCTGGAATATGTGCGTACTCCGCCGGGCGTTCGCGGCTGAGCCAGTCGATGCGTTGCTTGAACTCGAGGTATTCCTGTTCTGTGCAACCCAGCTCTTGAATTAGCTGGCGCTCGTAGGGGAGCAGTTGCTGCGGTAGCAGCGGAGTGCAGGAAACGCCGTAAGCGGGTGCCAGGTGGCCGCTTGCAGACTGGCTGTTATGTAGAGGATGCCGTCCTGCCAAACTGTCCCGAAAGCGTAATTCTTGTGTGGTAGAAGAACCACGTCTCCATCATACAAAGGATCTAGCACGCGGCGTCCCCAGCCGTGGATAGCCTTGAGGATTTGACGGGGTGGAGCGTCGTACCAGCAGGGGTCGAAGGCGGGGGTGGCGATGCCGAAGCGGTCGAGGGCTGTGTAGACGAGGTGGATGCAGTCGATGGCACCATCAGACTCGGTGCCGTCTGCGCCTAGGCGGTAGGGGCGACCGATCAGGTCGTACATCAGCTCAGGCGGACTTGAGCAGTGGTAGGCAAGGGACCAAACACGTCTTCAGTAATGCGGCGCCTAGGCACGTCCCCACCAACGGCGTCGATGACAGAGGAAATCTCCAGGCGGAGTTCGGCGTCGCTCCAGATGGCGCCGGCCACTTGACCTGCGTAGGAGCTAAGCACGCGGTAGTCGGCCTTGTTGTCGGGGTTGAGCATCAGCATGTCCACCAGTACCACCCAACTACCATCGACCAGCGTGGAGGCCCAGCTACGGCTGAGCGAGTTGTTGGGCAGGGCAAGTTGCGTGGACTGGTTGTCGCCGCTGCGGTTGACCGTGACGCCCGAAAAGCCGAAGGGCAGAAAGCCGTGGGTGTTGCCGTTGTAGGCGACGTTTTCGTTGATCCAGAAGTTCTGGAAGTAGAGCGGGGATGCGCCATCCGTGCGGGGCTTGGCGGTCAGCATGTGACCCAGTGCTATTTCAGTTTTGAAGCTGGTGTCCATCAGTTCATGCCGAGGCGGCTACGAGTGGCGCGGGACTGCTGCAGGCGGCGAAGGGTGCGCTGTTCGCCTTGCGTGGCACCTTGTTGGGCGGCTTGGGCCATGCCAGCGCGGAACTGGTCGGCGGTCACGTAATCAACGGAGTTGATGCGTTCCACGGTGTAGCGCACGTCGATGGAAGAGGCATTCATTGCTGCCAAACCACTTGTCGGCCCTCCATCGCCTTCCCCATTGCCAGGGATCACCGCAGAACCACGAGCCCCCGAAGCATAGCGATTCATGGCTGAGCGCATTTTACTGGCTGGGATAATGTATTCAGCCTCGGAACCTTCGCCAACCAGTCCCAGGGTGGGGCCCGAAACAAAGCCGCCGTTAGCAAATGCCTGGAAGCCGCCAGACCAGTAAGCACCTTCGGCGGCTAATTTGGGCATACTGAAAGCGCCGGGATTGAAATTAACCGGGCTCCCCGAGCCAAAAGCACCCGAGTGATTAGCGCCACTATACGAGAAGCCACCGCCTCCGCCAAAAAGCCCAAGAATTAGCTTGAGCGTGTACATGACAAGCATTTGCGAAATGATTTGAGCTGCCATGTCAAAGAAATGATCGGCAATGCTTTGGAACATAGAAGACAGCGCTTCCTGCGTGGTTTGAGATCCACTGGCAATGTCTCTAAATGCCTGGCCAAAAGCGGAACCAATTGCATTCGCTCCAGCGACAACTTGTTTTTCCACATTGGTCAAATCGTTCAATTTTTTCTGAGCATCAGCAATACCTTGGACGATTCCGTCTCCAGGCTTTGCTTTCGCGGCTTGTTCCGTACCTTGGGCCGTGCTTGCAATTCCCGCTCCTCTGCCCTCCAGATCCTGCCTAGCCTTTAGCGCATTGTTAAGGGCTTCCGTAAGACGATTGTATTCATCCGTTTCTCCTTTGGTCAAAGCAATGCCTTGTGCTTTGCGAAGATTAAAAACCTCAAGATCTGCAGACGCCTTGTTGACGACTTCATTGGCGAGCCTTAATGCTGTCGCGTAATCTTCTCTTAGTCGATCAGCCGTAATTTTTGCCTGGGCGGCTTCTTCTGAAAGTCCCCCAATAATTAGTTGATTCAGCTTTCTTCTATCTTCCGCGTCCCTTTGAGAAGATTGCAGTCTCTCCTGTAAAGCCAATGATTGCTTCAGGATTTCGTTAGTTAAAAGTTGAATTTGCGAAGCGGGAAGAGACCGTTGAAGATCAGCATTTGCCTTCCTATAAACTTCAATTTGCTGCGCCGCAATCGGATAGAGCTTTCCGTTTCTATCGACCTGCTTTGAAAGTTCGGCTATATTCTGATTGTTAAGCTTAATGGCGACAGCGGTTTTCATTTCTTGCTCTGCATAGCTAGTCTGCGCCGCAAGAATTCCAGGAGAGGCGATGGAAGAAGTTAGCTCAAGCCGTCTTTGCAAAATTTGGTTTTGAAGCTCTTGCTCAGCAGTCGGTATCAGAGATGCCACGTAATTTTCAGTGGCCAATTGAAGACGCATGATCGTTTGCGCCTCTTGCTCTCTGCTTACGTTGATCTGATTTTGCAAGGCGAGCTGTTCTTTCTGCTTGGCCACGACATCGCGCTTTTCGCTTCCCGGTACGCGCCTGGGAGCGCCCGCGCCAATGCCTTCCGACCGCCCGTGAAGAAACTGAAACTCCTCCCCGGACGGAAGCCTGAAACGTCGCTGTTCGCCGTGCGCAGTTGAAGCGCCTCCCATCCACTGAGCACCACCGGCCAGAGTGGCTGCAAAGCGTCCCTGGCCAAATGCATAGTCCCATCCATGACTGCCTCTTCTCTGGTGGCCAGCAAAAGTTCCCCCTGGAACTGTCGTACCGCTAGAAAGGGGCCGTCCATTAACTTGTACATAAGGATCGAGGTAGTTCCTGGGGAAATACCCGCCACCAACCTTTTTCACGTCGAAGTGAGGACCAGTGCTTGTGGGGCCGATATTTCCCTGTAAATATGCCCCCGAGACACTGCCACGCGCCTCCATGATTTGAGTAGAAGCCTTCAGCATCATTGACTGTTGGTCAGCCAAGATATTGAACACTTCTTTTTGAAAGCGGATGGTTTCCTTTTGAAAGCTGTTTGCTCGAGCCTCTTCTAAGTCATAGAAGAGATTCATCATTTTTACCCTGTGCTCGTGAGAGCTTTGAATGCGTTCAATCTCGGCTTGTGTGAAATTCTTGGCGAGTTGATCCTGAAGGCTGTAATAACTTTCAAGAGATGTTTTCTTTTGGTCTTCACCAGAAAAGGTAATCTTTTGCAATTGTTGTTCTGACTTTTGGCGCTCACGATCGGCCGCTCGTTGTGCCGCCTCCAAGGACTTTTGCGCAAGACCTCGTTTCTCCAGGGCCGTAGCAAGTTTACTTTCCGCAAAAGCAATCCCTGTCTCTGGCGCAACTCGAGCCTGCCCAAAAATATCCTTGGCTCCAAATTCTTTAAGAAATTGCCTTTCTTGTTGAGTTAGAGACTTCCACCCCATTGTCGCACCAACTCTCTGCATCTTTTGATAAGTTTGCAGCAGTCTTTCTGCAATGATCACTTCGTTTTCTGCTTCTTGCCTTTTGCGGGCCAACCCCGGAATGTCTCCGATGTTTGCCATTTCATTCAACGTGTAAGCCAATTCTCTTGTTTTACCCTTCGCATCGTTCGCCGCTTCTCCGATCCCGAAAATTTTTCCAATAACAAAATCAAGGCCAATAAGTACCGCTCCAACGAATAATCCAGTTATCGCGAGTTTGAGAGCGGCCACAGCAATTCGAGCAACACCGGAGGCAGCGGGAATCGCCATGAGACCGCCGATAAACTTGTAAACAGCATTTAACGCCGGCAAAAGGCCAACGCTGGTAAGCAGTGTAATGGCACCATTCAACACGGTGATGGCTGCGGTCGCAATAATTGCAAAGCGACCCAATGGAGAGGCGATAAACCTTAAAACTGCTTCAATAGTAGTAAAAATTAGCGGGGCAAGTTGCGCAAATGTTGACGCCAAGCTTCCTATTGAAACTGTCGCCGCTTGAATTGCTGGTTTTAGTTGTTGAATAATATTGTAAAAAGCCAGTGCCCGGGGAGAAAGTGTTGAAAGGCCATCACTGCCCTTGACAAAAGAGCTAGTAAGCACCTTTACGGTATTAGTGACATCTTTGATTAGACTATTCGCGGCTGGGCCAAATGCAGAAGCAAAACCATTCACAATGGGAGTGAAGGCTTCATACATCAATTTCAAATTGTTTTGTATTTGATTTAATGCGCCTTGCAAGGTCTTGGCGGCCAATTGCGCAGCCGGACCAAACTTGTTGTTCATCAAAATTGCAACATTTCCTAGCACTTGTTGCATTGCTTGACCCTTAAATGCTCCGTCCTCCATTGCCTTGGAGAACTCTGGGATGCTCATTTGGGCCGCCTGGGCAAATAATGCCAAGGAGCCTGGAAGCACATCTCCGAGTTGCCCCTTGAGTTCTTCGCTCATAATCTGGCCCTTACTGGCCATTTGCGCGAAAGCATAGTTGACGCGATCTACTTGGTCTGCGCTCAAGCCAAAAGCAGCCGTTGCTTTAGAGATGCCTGTAAATAGCCCTTCGATTTCTTGCTGACTGAATCCAGCGGGTTGCATTGAGGCATATAGCTTGACAAAGCCTTGACGCGCACTTTCAATGGGCATATTGAAACGCTGGGCCAAATTCTCGACAAAAGCGGTGGATCGCTCAAAAGTACCTGTAGCCTCAGTAACCGCTTTAAGTTGATTTTGATACGTGGCCAATGCCTTTGCGGCGTCAAAGGCCTGATTTGGCAAATCAGTGAAGAATGCTAGGGCTTTGTAGGCGGCTCCATACAGGAATACCTGTTTTAGTGCCATGCCAAATTCTTCTCCAACCTCTGCAATGGCGCCTCCCAATGGAAGTCTATTTTGATTCAAAAAGCCTCTGATTTTGTTATATTCCTCTCCAAAAGACTTGATTGCTTTTCCCGCCGCAAAATAACCTGCGCCCAGCTCCGTTTGGGCTGGCCTGTATGCGCTACTAGGAGCAAGCATACCCTCAGCAGGAAAACCATCAGGTGGAACAAATCCTCCGCCCACAGGAGGCTTCCTTCCGCCCCCGCCAGTTCCTCCTGCGGGCGGCAACATGAGGCGCT